GACGAGCAAGCAACGTTTGACGAAAACGAAAAAACTGCGGACGACATGACTCAAAGAGTTTCAAGACTTGAACGCTCAATGCAACTTTCAAAGACGCCTGTTGTACCGGTAACGTTTGAAACTCAAAACGTTGGTAAAACTGACAAAGATTTAAAACGTTTTAGCTTTACGGCTGCGGCAACGGCTGCATACAACGGGCAAATGGACGGCCTTGTTAGAGAACTACACCAAGAAGCAAGAAACGAAAACAAAAGTCGTTTATTTCGTGGCGTTGGTATACCTTCAATTGTATTAGAGTCAAGAGCAGATTTACCAGCAGCGGCGTCGCAAGTTCGACCGACAGACGTAGGTTCGTTTATTGACCAATTACAAGCAAACAGTATTTTAGTACAGGCCGGTGCAAATTTTTATTCAGGAATTAGCGCAGACCGTAAGTTTCCAATTATAGCGGATATTGACAGCAATTATTTAGCCGAAGACAACACAGGTCAAGATGCTGCAGGGTCGTTAACAAACATCACTTTAAGCCCTAAAAAACTTATTTCAGTTGTTTCAATGAGCGCTGAAATGATGACGCAAAACGCAAGCGCAGAAGCGGCACTTCAGAGAAATATGGCGCGTTCAATTTCAGCAACTTGGGAAAAGGCTCTTTTAGGCGCGGCTAATTTAAACGCAAACGCCCCGGCTTCTATTTTTGCAACCGCTGACGCAGTTTCCCCGGCAGTAGCTTCAAACGTTGATACAGCTGACCTTATTAATATGGAGTCAATGATATTGACAAGAAACTACAACCCGGCAAGCGGTCGTTTTTCTTACCTATTTAACCCGGCTGTAATTGCACAATTAAAAAGCGAAGCGGGACTTGATTATACAAACGGCGCTTTTATTGATTGGGCTAATAAGCAAATCAACGGATATAACTACTATGTTAGTTCTAACGTTGGGACTGCATCAACACAGGCGGCAATGTTCGGCGATATGAGCGACGTACACCTTGCAACGTTTGGCGGTTTGGATATTATTTCAGACAGATACACAGACGCTCACAAAGGTATATCAAGGCTTGTTGTTGTTTCATTAAACGACGGTAAAGCTGCGCACGTAACAACAGGCACAACTTCATTAGTTAAAGCCGAAATAGCGTAATTAATTAATTTATAAAAGGGCGAGTTTAACCGCTTGCCCTTTTTTTTAAATTTTAAAGTATGGCCGCACAAGCACAAGTTGACGCAACGACAAACCAGCTTATTAGTCTAGACGAAGCAAAAAATTATTTGCGTGTTGATTTTACAAACGATGATAGTTATATTACTGAACTTATTAAAATTGCAAAAGTTCAAGTTTTAAACGATACTAACCAAGTATGCGTTGAAACTGATATTACAGAATTTCGCGACAAGTGGCCGCAAGACAATATAATATATTTAAAATACCCGGGTAATTTTACCGGTAATTTTACTTTGAGATATTACGACAGTTCAAATACTTATGGTTATTTAACTCAAGACGTTGATTTTTTTATTGCTGAACATAACGGCTTAAATAGAATACAAATAGTTAACGCGCCTAATTTATACGATAGAATTAATGCTATACAAATAAATTATTCAGTTGAGCCGTACGAACAAGAAAATATACTTCCTTTAAAAATGGCTATGTATATGCTTATACAACACTATTACGACAACCGCAGCCCTGTAACGTTTTTAAAAGTTGATGAATTACCTTTTGGTTATAGGTCAATAATAAATAATTATAAAAATTATATTTGGTAAATGCAGCCGGGACAATTTCGACATAAGACAGAAATAAATATTAAGTCAACGACACAACAAACCGACTTTGGCGAAATAGTTGAAACAGCAAGTTCGCCGTATGTTAGATTTGCTTCTGTTAAATGGTTGACCGGTAAGGACGAAATAAACGACGAAGTAAGCAACCTTATAAAAAATGTAGAGTTTACATATAGATATGAAATTTTTATTTCACAACTAGCAAAAAACAATACTATTACTTATCAAACAGAAACTTATTATATAAGTTCTATAAATATGCTAGGGCAAGGCAACCAACAAACAATATTAATAAAAGCACACACGGCGTTAAATTGATACCGAAATTTTCCATAACAGGCGACAAAGAACTAGACACTATATTAAGGGGTTTAGGTAGGGACGCAATAAAAGACAGCGAAATAAAACGAGCGCTTAAAAAAGTGGCGAAACCTTTTATTAAAGACATTCGAGAAAATATAAATGATGTAACCGGTAATCTTAGAAAGTCAATTGGAGTAATTAAAAAAGTAAAAAGCCGTAAAGGTCGGCCGTATATTTTAGTCGGGCCGCGTTACTATGGAAACTTTAAAGGGTTTCACGCGCACTTAGTTGAGTACGGAAGACAACAATACGATGTTGGTTTTGATGAGCAACACAATATAAAAAGGGCTTTTGAAAAAAACAAAACAAAAGCTTTAAATGAAGTAAACCAGCATTTAATTACTATGCTGAATAAAAAACTTAATAAATTAAAATAATGGCTTTAAGTGTTGGTTTATCTATGGGAAAAGCAATATTTGATATACTCAAAAATAATTATGCTTTATTACAAATTACAGGAATGGACGTTGGTAAAATTCAACCGGCGCCGTTGTTAAAACAAACTAACCCGGACGTTTGCGTTATATATGAAATAGATAGCGTTAACCCGGTATATACAAAAAGAAACAGAACACTAAACAGCGCACCTTTGTACGTAGTTGACTTTTCTATTTATTGCGTTAATAGGATCTATTTTCAAAACGTAGGTTTAGCGCAAGCTGTAAGCGACGCACTAGACACCGCGGCAATTGGAACATACAACAGTTTAAAAATTGACGGTATAAGTTTACAAAGTTCAAGCGAAGACTATAACAAGGAACGCAAATACTACTTAAATACTTTGAGTTTTCAGGCTAGAGTATTAAAATAATTTTTTATATTAATTAACCTAAACACAAAAATAAAATGGCAACAGGATTATTAAACGGTACAGACTTAATATTAAAAGTAGGTACCCCCGGAGTAAATGAGGTAATTGTTGGAAGCGCAACAACTTGCTCTTTAGATATTTCAATGGAAGAAATCGACCAAACTAATAAAGAGTCGGGCGGCTGGAAAGCTATAATTGGCGGCCTACGTAGCTGGTCAGTATCATGCGACGCACTTTATCAAAATGAAGCCGTAGCATCTACAAAAACTTTTCAAGACTTTTGGAACCACATTGGCGACGTAACAATTGGACGCACCCCGGTAACCTTAGAGTTTACAATTAACGGCGGCTCCGCGGCTGACAATAACGTTTATTATAGCGGTTCGGCTTTTGTAAGTTCTTTAAGTTTAACAGGCGGTACAGAAGACCAATCTAGCTTTTCAATTTCTTTAGCTGGGACGGGTGTACTTGGACAAACTGATTTTGTATAGATGAAAGCGAAAGTAGTTATTATAAACAAAAAAGACTATCCCGTAAAATATGGCTTTGCAGCTTTACGGGCTTTTACAGACGCGACAGGCGTAACACTTGGGCAACTTGGTACACTAGGCGAAAGCATGAATATAACCCAAGCGCTAGCGCTTGTTTGGGCAGGCTTAAAAGACGGCGCTAGGGTAACGAAGACAAATTTCGATTTAACTATTGACGACGTGGCCGACTTACTAGACGAAGACGGTAAGGCAATGGACAAAGTCCTTGCGGTATTTACCGAGTCGTTAGCCGGTGCAAGTAAAGGCACAAAAAAAAAGGTTTAGAAAATAGTAAGGTAAGCAAGCCGAGAAAAGACGCTTCTACTTTTGACGATTTAGAAACTATCGCTTTTGGCTGGCTTAACCTTACACCTAACCAACTCGACGAATTAACACCGCGTGAATTTGAAAACACGCTTCGAGGTTTTGAAAACTTAGAAGAACAGCGCGACCGTAACGAATGGTATAGGTTCAGACTTTTAGCAAGTACGTTATTAATGCCAAGCACTAAAAACGGAAAAGGTATAAAGCCGGAAAAACTTTGGCCGTTCGAGTGGGAAAAGAAAAAAATAAAGTCTGAGAAAATGAGCGCCGAACGTTTACAGTATTTAAGCGAACGAGCTAAACAGTTTAAAAAATGAGCAAGAAAAATGTAAACGTAAAACTAGGCGCAGACATTACAGACTTCACTTCAAAAATGAAGTTAGCGGCTAAGACTTTTAATCAAACAGGCGCAAAACTTCGAAGCGTCGGCAAGTCTTTAAGCGTTGGACTAAGCGCGCCTTTGTTGGCTATTGGTACGGGTGCGGTTATGGCTGCGGCTAATTTTGAAAAGTCCATGAATAAAGTAAAAGCCGTTACAAAAGGAACGACGGCGGACTTTAAAGCAATGGACACCCAAGCGAAAGAGTTAGGACGTACAACGCAATTCTCGGCAAGTCAAGCCGCGGACGCAATGAGTTTCTTAGGTATGGCCGGGCTAGACGCCAAAGAAATAATGGACGCGATGCCGGCAACTTTAAACCTAGCGGCGGCTGGAAATTTAGAACTAGCAACGGCGGCAGATATTGCTTCTAATGTAATGAGCGGTTTCGGTGCCGAAGCTAAAGACTTAGGTCGATTTGTTGACGTACTCGCGGCCGGGTTTACAAATAGTAACACGGATCTTAACCAGCTTGGCGAAGCAATGGCAAACGCGGCGCCGGTAGCTTCCGGGTTTGGGGTTTCAATAGAAGAAACAACCGCGGCAATTGGCTTGCTATCAAACGCCGGTATTCAAGGGGGCGCAGCCGGAACATCTTTAAAAAATATATTAGTACAATTAGACGAACAAAGCGAAAGTTTAGGTTTGTCAATATACGACGCAGCCGGTAACATGATACCGTTAAGCGACCAACTTGCACAACTAGAAAGTAAAGGTTTGTCAACTTCCGATATAATGGGCAAGTTTGGAAAAATAGCCGGCCCAGGTTTATTGGCTTTAATGAAAGAGGGTTCTAGCGGTTTGTCTGACTTAACCGGTACGTTAGAAAATAGCGGCGGTACAGCTAAGAAAGTCGCAGACCAACAAATGAAAGGTTTAGCCGGTACAATGACAAGGCTAAAAAGCGCAACCGAGGGGCTAGCTATTTCGTTCGGCGAGTTAATACTCCCGGTTATTGAAAAACTAGCAAACTTTGTTATAGGTTTAGTTACAGCGTGGACCAATTTAGACGGCGGAATTAAAATTGCAATTTTAACCTTTGCAACCCTAGCCGCTACACTCGGGCCGCTAATTGCTTTAATTGGCGCAATTGCTTCGCCTATTGGTTTGGCTGTTATAGCTATTGCAACTTTAGCCGCTGGGTTTGTTTATGTAATTGATAATTTAGAAGCCTTTAAAGAAAGGTTTAGCGATATTGGTTGGTGGCAAAATGCTATAATACAAATGCTTCAATGGTTTATTCAATTTAATCCTTTGAGTTTATTACTAGACGGCTTCAACGAAATTTTAGACTTTTTCGGTAGGGAAAAAATAACAAATCCGTTCGATGAAATGGTCGACGGTTTAGAAAAATTAAAGGTTGAAACTAAAACCTATAAAAACGAGTTTGGAAGTTTTGGCGACGCGGTAAGTAACGCAGCCGAAAAAGCAAAGTCGGCTTTAGGTGGAATAGGTGCGGCTATTGGTTTCGGTGGCGGGGGCGGTTCTGAGTCAAGCGGAGAAAGTGGCGGCGAGTCCGGCGGCGGTGGCGGCGAAGAAAGCGGCGGCGAAGATAGCGGAAATACTTTAGCGGGTGCGTTAACATCTGTTAAGGGTAAGTTTGACGATTTAATTGCCAGCTCAAAGGAGTTTAGCGTTGTAATGGTTCAAGACTTTGCAAGCGCTATGGGTTCGGCTGTTGCAAGCGGTCAAAGTTTTGGGAATGCAATGAAAAGTATTTTTAAAGATTTAATGAAACAAATAATTGCTTTAATAATTAAGGCGGCTATACTTGCAGCTTTGATTCAATTAATACCGGGACTTGGTGCGGCTTCCGGTTTAGCTGCTGGCGCTACGGGCTTTAAAGATATACTTTCGGGAAGTTTACAAGGTAGGGCAAGCGG